TCAGGCTCAGGCTCAGGTTCTGAAACAACCACTGGATCTGGTTCCACAGCTCCTATGTTTAACATTTCATCTATCTGTTCTGACACTGTCTTTACTTCATTTTCCATAACTAACCTCCATTTTAAATATTATTACTAACTTATTTACTATCTAACAAATCCTTAAATATTGGATATCTACCATTTAATATATTCCATATAGTGGTATGCCCATACCCAAAAATTCTGGCTAGTTTTTCATAAGAAAATTTACCTGACCTATACAATTCAATAATCAGCCTAGCTTTCTCCAAAGATATCTTTGACGTCCTTGGTATACCTGATGTACCCAGTGGTCTTCCTCCCTGACTATCTGGATTTCTTTGTGCTCTATCTCCCATGTTATCTGTTTGAGTACCTAAATATAAGTGTTTAGGATTAACACACCACTTATTATCACATTTATGGAGTACAGATAAACCTAAAGGAATAGGGCCATTAGTAAGTCCCAAGATATTCTATGGGAACTTTTCAGTTTGTCTCCAGTATTGAATACTCCATACCCATTAGTAGAGATAGCTCCATACCATCTCCAGCAACTATTTAGATTTGATATTAACACTTTAGACCAAAACCTATCAATCCTTAACCTATCCACATCAACACCTACCAAGTTTGTTCAAATTTTGAACAATTTATACATTAGACGCACGATCAACTTCCCTCCAATAACCGCTGTCACCAGCACCATCTCCACCGATGTTTACTAAGGTAAGAACATCATCTACCGCCGGCGTATAGTCACCAAGTGCAGGTGCTTCATTTAAGTGAAACGTTCCATTTAGTTTTGTGTTACTATCTGTTAAGCGGACATTTAAGTCTTGAAAGACAAATATCTTAATCTGTCCTTGAATTGCACCAAGGATGGCAGTTAAAGTCGAGAGCCCTACACTTGATATTATTACAGTCTCAAGACCTTCAAGACTAAGTTCAACACCAATAGTCATAGTGACTTGAGCAGCAAGGGCTACTGTACTTGCACCAACATTCCCAGTCCCAGCAACTCCTATTGTGTTGATAGCTACTCTATTTTCTCTTATGTATGCAGGTAGTTCACTAACAAGCACTGCATCAGTCGGTTTCGTTGCGTCTATTGTCATCTTTCTGATCCTCCAGTATTTGTAGAAATATAGCCGGTAAAGAAAGTAAATAATCAACAGTCTTTATTCTACCATTTATATCTCCTATATGCATTAAGACAGCTGCAGTACTTGGATTTGTTTCAGCTGCATCATCGACTATAGATTCACTCTCAGTCTTAAAACCTTTCTTCCAAGCACCAAGTTCACGTTTTATGTCTTTCCATAAAATAGAATCTATGAATCTTTCAATCTCACCTTTTGTGGAACGAACTACTACTTGCTTATCATCCATCATACAGCTCCAATAGGTACTAAGTTACCAGCTTGTGCTTGTTGTGCTACCTGTTCATCAGGCATTGTTTGACCCTGTACTTGATTTAAGTTTCTACGAAAGTCCTCCACATTCTTTGCACCAAGTTGCTGTGCTATGTACATGAAGATTCTAGTTATATCAAACTGTTGCATTAGTTCAGGTGATGTACCTATTACTTTAAACATCTGAAGCCAAGCTTCGGAGAAGTTACCTCCAGGTATTGATCCGTCTCTTACAATTAAGTCATAGTTAATTGCCAAGTCAAATGGAGATACTGGAGCCCTCTGTGCATTAGGCCCGAATTGTCTTTTTAATTGTTCTTCATATCTACCAGTTATTTTTACAAAAGTTTCTTGAGTCATGTATTGCTGAGCATGGACAGCGAACATAGTTCCTATAGGCTGCATGAACTGCATACCTATAAGCATAGCAATTCGCTGGAGTCTTGATATAGCACTTCCTCGTGTGCCTTGGAATTCACCTTTTGTTAATCGCTCAGGGCCGCCCGTACGAAGTGCACCCTGCATAGATTGATCTGCTCCACTTATCCGATCCATCCATTGAGTGATGTAACCTGAGTCACCTATATTGTTCCTAGTTATATCATTCACTTGAAGCTGCTGCACAACTTTGTCAACTCCACGGCCCCAGGCAGGACGACGAAGTCTAATTAATTTACCAGGTTCCGGGTCTTTCAAATCATTAATGTTTACTAAGTAAGGGTCAACAACTAACATATCATTGACAGCTTTTCGTAAATTAGCTATGTGGTTGTTGAAGAGAAAGTCAAGTGTCTTTTGTAACCCTGATAAGACTTCCATTCTCCCAATAGGAGTTATTGAGTAACCATCAAATTCAGGTGATGCGACTGCTATAGGATACATCCCGTGGTTGTGGTCTGCTCTTTTACACTCAGTTATTAGATCATCTGCTGAGAGGGCAAAGAACCACTTTTCAGGAGATTCACTAGCACTCAATTTCCATTCTTTGGGAATCAAGTTAACATACATCTTAATCGTATCAACAGGGTTCGTTGAATCTGTTAACCCACGTCTGGCATCAGAAGATCCACCATATCTAACTTGACGCTCTGACTGATCATTTGATAGAGATGACTTCTTATTCATTTTTGCGTGTAAGTATTTAACATTAAACATTCCAGAGTTAGGTTGTGCTTCTTCAGAAATCATATTCATTAGGTTATCATGATCTATCCACCCGTTGAACTCACCTCTTTGAATATTGTTAGATGATACAGATGGATCTGGCAACCACATGTAAGGATCAATGTTGTTTAAGCCATTCCCTTCAAATAGTAAAGAATCAACAAACTGCACATCGTTGGTAGTTTGTTCACCTAAGTCAGACTGAGTAATTATCTGTGATCTGATAGCTTTTTTACCATATTGAGTTTCCCATCCAGGAATTCCGACACCTACTCCGTAACATAGTGAATCACGTAGAACAGTGTGTAGGTTTAAGGGAACTCTGTTCTTGATGCAGTGGATTTTAATAACTAACTCCATCAACATTGCACCTATTGTGTCGTCATCTTCCACACCTTCATATTGAAACATAGGGTCTTGAAAGAAAGCCATTGAGAGATAAGTTAACAATGCTTCAAGCATGGAGTAGCTGTAAGGGAAGACTACAGAAACAGGCTTTGACGCGTCTTTTAATTGAAGCGCTTTTTCCTTATCCTTCAAAGGAATGTAAACAGTCATTTTTCTATCTATCTCATTCCAGTCAGAGAAACGCTTACTGATTTCATTGCGAGACTCACGAGCACGTTGCCAGATCTTGTTGCGCAAAGATATATGAAGGTCTGAGTCAGGCCTTAGATCAAGACCATAAGGATAGCCATAGTCATAGTTTTCCTTCATATAGTCAATTTTCTGGCTGTCTGGTTCACCTGTTACAATGTATGGCATTTATGTAGTCCTCTCAATAGTATGATCACCATATTTTCTATTAAGCTTTTCATCACGCTGTCCTTTTCCATATGTAGATTACATAAAATGGCGGTAAGTGACTTATCGCCGCTAGGTCAGTATCATGAGTTGCCATTCCAGTAGCAACACTTATTGTAGTTCCATCTGCATTATTGTCAACCATAGTATTAGCACTTGAAGCGCCTGACGTAGCAGATGGATGATCATGAGTTTTCGCTCCACCAGTGTTTTCAACTGGATCAAAGTCACCATCAGCAGTTTTAAATCCTACAAGAAATTGACCTTCAGCTATTCTCACCCAAGTACCAAATCCAAGTAAGGCATTAGGATTAGTTGCTACAATGGCCAAGTATACAGACCCGATAGGGAATGCAGCTGCTAATACAGTTGTTGCTATATCCTCTAACCGAAGTACATCATTCCCATCTATTGGAGCTGTTGATTTTATCGGTGCAGTTACTTCAATAGCAGAATCAAAATCTGCATCATCATATTGGAAGACATCTACTGCACTACCTATTCTTATCGTTTGAAGAGCCATAGTTTTTTAAGTTTGTTTAAAAATTGAACAGTCTTGTTTACATTCCACCCTCACCACCACCATAGAATTCATAGGGTCCGATACTATACTGTCCTTTAGAGGGAACAATTTTATCATTAAGGTCACGATCTACACCTGTATCTTCACCTGCATATCTTAGTGAACTTCGGTAAAGAAGATAATAATCACCTCCAGCGTAATTCCTGAAACCAGTCGTGCCTATCTCAAACTGGCAGTCGGCGTCAAAAGTGACTGTGCCACCCCCCAGGGTAGCCTCTATCGTTGCCTGACTTTGGATAAACCCACAGTTATAAAATTTTGCTTCTTCTCCTACAGTCACACCGGCAAGGTTAACGGTAGCAACCCAGGTGTTGTAAATCCCATCAAGGGAGGTGACTTCTTTGATTGAAACGTTGTCAGCATAAAACTCTGCTATACCACCAGATGACGTATATGCAAATCTTTCAACTCCAGTTGATATACAAGTTGCATAGAATACTAATTCTTCCCATGCCCCAGTTCCAGAAGACACAGCAGTTCCGGTGCCTATTTTAACATTAAGCCCTTTTATCAATGCTACCCCACTAACAACATATACCCAGCCACTAACCTTATATAGCTTACCTAAAGTAACATTGAGCCCATCACTGTACTCACCCTCACCCACTGCATCTGCTACGATATGACGGCTAAATGTTCCACCGTGAGCTTGAACATTACTACGTTCATTAGTGGTAGGAGTGCCCCAAATAGTCCAATTAGAATCAAGTTCCATATCGGCATTTGTAACTAACTCACCCCCCAGCGTATCATCACCAATAGATTCATCCAAATCAAGCGTGCCACGAATACCCACATTCCAGATATTGCAGCC